CGACGCCCGCGTTGCGACAGGCCGAAGTCGACGTGAGGCGGTAGTCGCCGGTGCCGTTTGAGACGTAGTTCTTGAAGTTGGCGTCGACCGTGATCGGGTTCGAGTTGACATCAGTTGAGGTGAGCTGGAAGTTGGCAACGGCATTCGAGAAGCAGCAGTTGTTGCGGTAGACGTTGGAGCCGGTGCCAGTGCCGTCGAGGCCGCGAATGCCCGCCTTGGTGTTGTGGCAGGCGATGTTGTTGGCGACGAAGTTGTTCTTGGAGCCGCCGTCGACGCCCGCGTCGCCCTGCCCGATGAGGATACCGTAGACGCAGTTGAAGACGGTGTTGTTGACGATGCGGCTGGAGTCGGCGCCGTGCCACTGCTGGATACCAACGGCTGCGCACTTGTAGACGAGGCAGTTGTTGACGGTATCGCCGTCGCCGGAGATGTAGATACCGTGTGTGGTATTGCAGGAGCCGATGATGCCGCCCGCTATGTTACCGATGATGCAATCTGTAACTGAGCAGGATGACGCGCCGTCCGCCAAGTGGATACCGCCTTGCGAGCCGCAAACGTTGTTGGTGAGCAGGTCCACGATCTTGCAGCCGGAGATGTTGCACTTTTGGCCAGTGCCGAGTCCAGTAGTCCACTCGTAGGTCATGATGCCGCAGGTGCAGGTGGCGCCCGTGATGTAGAAGTCCTTGATGTTGATGAAGGAGCCTTGGTTTTGCCATACGAGGCCGCTGGCGCCGCTGATCTTGGCCGACCACGGTGGGTAGGCGGGGTCGTTGCGGTAGGTGATGCGGCTGGCCTTGCTGATGCCATTTTTGAAAGTGGAGACCTTGGCGTAGGTGCCCGGCAGGACGTTCACGAAGTCGCCGCCCGTGACGACGCTGCCCGCGCTGCCCGCACGAGTGATCGTGGCCCATGCCGTGGCGGTCGTAAGACCGTTGGCGGCATCGTTGCCGGTTGTGGAGACGTAATAGGTAGTCATGGCGTTGCTGAGTGTACATTACCTCGTGGGCGTATGCACGCGGATTAAGTCTTGCCGACGACGCGGCGAAACCAGCGGCCGCTCGGTGGCGGTTCAGGGCCGACGTACTCGTAGATGCCGACCGTACCGGGCGACTTGAAGGAGCGGTTCTGAAAGTCGGTGGTGACGCCGGACAGAGAGTAGGCAACGTGGATGCAAGGCGAGCCGAAGGCTGGCATCCATGCAGTCGTGGAGCCTGCCGATACCATGGGGTTGCTGGTGTAGGTATCGGTGGTGGCTTGGAAGCTGGGGATGATAGGGTAGGTGGGCTCACCGTTGGCGTCTACGGAGTCGAGGCAGAACCGGAAGTTGGTGGTCTGGAACAGCCAGTTCTTGATGTAGTGGGAGCCGGAACGCGTGCTGCGGCCGTCCATGCAGTTGTTCGCCATGTTGAGCATGATGTTGTTGGCGATGGTGATGGATTGGCCGTTCGAGTTGCCCATGGCGACGCCGCACGACGTGCCTCCAATGTGGAGGTTGTTGGCGATGATGGTGCCGCCCCCGCCGTACGTGTAGGCGAGGTTTATATCGGCGCAGAAGAGTGTGCGGTAGGTGCCTCCGGTCTGGCGGTTCTTGATGGACGCGGTGCAATTGGTGTCGAAGAAGTTGGCGAAGATCGTGTTATGGGTGTCGGTCCACGTTGCGCTGTTGCCGCCGCCGTAGAGCTGGATGCCGTTGCCTTCGTTGTTCGTGCAGGTGTTGCCGTAGACGGTGCAGTTGACGGTGCCGTCGTCGAGGCCGATGCCAACGCCCTCGGAGCCGTTGTCGAGCGGGCCTCCGTAGTTGAGGTTGTTGTTGCAGGTGTTGAAGCGAACGGTGTGCGAGGCACAGCGAGACTGTCCGGCTGCGCCGGACAACTCGATGCCGCGACCGTAGGCGTAGAGAGCGCCGCCGTCGACCGTCGTGGTACCGTTGCTGGAGCAAGTGTTGTACTGGATGATGGCGCCCACCATGTCGGTCGTCATCTGGATGCCGAAGTGGTAGTTGTTGGTATAGGTGTTCGAGGAGACGTACGCGGTGCAGACTTTGCCGCCGCCGACGAACGATGCGCCCACGAGGTGGAAGCGCGCGGTGTTGCCGGTCACGCTCACGGAGGGGCAGCACACGAAGCGCGAAGCGATGGCGTATCGGTTGGAACAGGAGGCAGATACGGACGTCGACCATGTGTTGTTGGTGACGACGAGGTTCGTGATGGGGTTGGTGGAGTCGGTGCCTTCGAAGTTCGAGTTGTGCGACGTGGTGCCTCCGCCTCCGCCATGCAGGAACACGTTGTTGGTGATGGTGATGGCATCCATGGCGGTGCCTTCGACCATGAGGACTTGGTTGTTGTTGGCGTTCGAGTGCGTCACGGCCTGCACGGTGCAGGACTGGACGGTGACGTTGGAGGCGTGCCAGATGCCGATGCCGCCAACGTTGGTGTCGATGTTGCAGCCGACGACGGTGGCGCTGTTCGACAGGAAGACGAGGGAGACGTCGTTGGCGACGGTGATGGCCGGGGCGCGGATGTCGAGGTTTTCGAGGCGTAGATGGCCCTTGCGGGTGCCGAACGTGGACATGACCGCCCCGGTCGAGATGATGGGGCGGGCGAGCGCGGTGTTGTCGGTGCCGTCCGCGTTGGCCCACGCGCCGTAGCGCGTGATGGAGCCGTTCGCGCCGCTGGAGATGGCGAAGTTGGCCCCGCCCGTGGTGCCGCGCTTGAAGAGATGCGAGTCACCTGCGGATACGGCTGTCCCCGGCCACACGTTGTATGGCGAGGCAGTGGTCCCGGTTCCGTTAACGCCGAGGGACAGGTCGTAGTAGTACGTGGCCATGGTGGTGCATTAATGCGGGAAGATGTCCGGGCCGTAACCCCCGATGAACTGGTTCCAGAGGCCGTCGTTCATGACGATCTTGTCGATGTCGGACGTGCCAGCGTCGCGCAGCGCTTCGAGCGAGAAGTCGGGCGTCGGCGTCGCAGCCGGTGGCGTCTTAGCCGCGAACTGGCCGTTGGCAAGCCGCGCAACATGTTCTTCCGGGTTGCGCTGCGCCGCCTGCGCAACAGGCGCCTTCGCTGTGTAGCCGTAGCGCTTGGCCATCTCGTACATCTGCTGCGAGGGCGAAACGCCGCGCTGGCGGGCAGCGGCGGCGAGCTGGAACTCGTCTTGCTGGAGGACGTTGGGGATGTCGGCCTCGGGACAGCCCGCGGCGCGCAAGTCCTCCGTCCTAACGGCGCGAATGTGCGCATAGGCGTCGTTGAAGTCGGGCGCCGTCTTCATGAAGGCAGCCTTGTCGGCCTTGATGGATTCGACGAACTCGGTGAACAGGCGCTGCTGTGCGGCTTGTTCCTGCTGGCGGGTCATGTCGGCGCGCAGCGAGTTCATTTCCTGCGTCAGTTTGTTGAGCTTATGGAGCTGGGCGCCGATGGGATCACTGTATTCGTCCGGGCCGGGGTCTTCGGGCGGCGTCAGAGCTTTGTCGAGGCGAGCCTGCATCTCGGACATCTGGCGTTGGAAGGCTTGCTGCTGTTCGGCCAGGGCACGGGCAAGGTCCGGCGCCGGAGCCTGCGGCTCCACCTTTGGCGCGGGCGCGGGTTCAGGCGGGGCAACGGCGGCCGGTGCTGGCTCGGCGGCCTGCGGCGCCGGGTCGGTCTTCGGGATGTAGGCGTTGGGGAGCGTGGTGGCGTCGCCGGTCTCGAAGAACTTCATCTCCTCCGGCGAGAGGCCGCCTGCGTCGGGCGGCGATGGGACGGCGATGCCGTCGTCTACGTTGACTGCTTGATCTGGTGGCATTACTTCCTCCTTGGGGTTGGGCGTTGCCGCGCCTTCGTCATCGCGGCCTCGTGCTGGTTGTCGATCTTCTGCTGCTGGAAGCCCGCGTCCTGTTCGGCTGCGTTGCGCTGTGCCTCGATTTGCTGTTCGCCCATTTGGCGGTCGAGTTCCATCTGCTGGTCGTGTTGCTCTTGGTCTTGGGCCAGCTTCTGTTGGCCCTGCGCTTCTTGCAGGCGGAGCTTGGCGTCGGCCTCAACCTGCGCAATCTGGAGCTTGATTTCCATCTCCTTCTGCTTGAGGGCGAGTTCGGCCTGCTTGGCGGCCATCTTCATCTGGAGTTCCTGCATCTCGGCCGTGTGGTCCATCTTGAGCTGCGAGTTCTCTTCGGCGAGCTGCTGGAGCTGTTCCTGCATCTGCTGCACTTGCTCCGGCGAGACGCCCGCTTGCTGTTGCTGCTGCTGGACGAAGGCTTTCCATTTGGCGGACAGCGCGGTCGGGATGGGCGCGTAGTCGAGGACGTCGGGTGGAATCGGCACGCCAGCCTTGAGCATGGCGGGGACGAGCTGCACAAGCGCTTCCCACGTTGCTTCCTTGACGTCCGGCGCGTTGGGCGACTGGTCTACGATGACGTCGAATTCCATGACGCCCTTGGCCTTGACGAGAGGAAGGAACTGCTGGGACTCGGGGCCGCCAATGCGGATGAGGCGGTTGTCGGCGATGTACTCGTTGATCATGTGGCCGAGGACGCGGCCTTGCTGCTTGCGGTACTGGCGCAGCGCGCTGAACAGCGGCGACAACAGGCCGTAGGCGGCTTGCTTGCGCTGCGACTCCAGCACGCCAGCCTGTTCGCGGTTAGCGAGGCCCAGCGCCTCAAGGTTGATGCCGGTGACCATGGGCAGCGAGCCGAGCGCGAACTGCATCAGCTTGTCGAGGCCGGACGGGTAGTTGGCCATGGACTTTTCCATGACGCGCTTGCCGCTAATCGCACCTTCCTTCATCAGCGTGATGCTGTCCGGCTTGCTCCAGTCCTCCTGCGCCTTGATGGGGTCGACAAAGGCATTCACCTCCGCCATGATGCCGCCCTTCGCGTTCGAGTTGACGATGTGCAGGATTTGGCTGAGCCATTTGTTGGCCCAGCGCTGCGGGTCTTTCATGACGCGCGTCAAGCCGTACCACGTGTGGTCGTTGCGGTCGCGCTTCCCGGTGATCGGGTTGTAGAGGAAGCCAGACTGGCAGGGCGACAGTTGCACTTCGAGGAGCGTGTCGGCGTTGAAGTAGGCTCGGTAGTAGACGCGCTTGAACTGCTTCACGTAGGGGATTTGGGCCTCTTCGAGGAGATCGCGCACCTCGTCGAATTCGGCGGGCTCCATCTGGTGGACTTGGCCGCCGAACGCCGCGCGGTATAGCGGTTGGCGCTCCACGCACTCGTAGCAGATGATGGGGACGGTGTCCTTGCGGCGCTCGAACTCTTTTTCGTTGTCGTCGGCGGTGCCGTTGTCGTAGGGGTCGCCCGGCCGCACAATGCCGGTGCCCCGGTCGAGTTCTTCGGCGCTGTTGGCGATGAACTTGCCGGGCCACTCGGCTTGCGCCTCGGCGATGGGAACGTAGTACTCACGGAAGTTGAAGGTGCGGTCGGTAAGGCCGCAGGCGGCAGCGGCGGGGTCCGGGTACATTTCGGTGGGGTCGCGCCGCGTAATCAGCAATTTGCCGTCGTGGTCTTCGTCGTAGTCGAGGCGGGTCTCGGTCCAGCCGAGGCCGCAAATCAGCATATCGCGGAACGCGTCGGTCTCTTGGTCTTCGGCGTCGCACTGGTCCCGCACCCACTTCGCCGCGTTGTCGAGCAGTTCGACGGCTCCTGCCATCTGCATCGTCCGAGCCCGAAACGAGGTTTCGGAGCGGTTGCTGACTTCGGCACCGACGACGGCGTCGACCATCTTCTCGCTGTAGTTGAAGGTGATGACAGGGCGGCGTTCTTCCTGCATGCGCTGTTCGTCCTCGGTCAGCCACTGCTTGCCCGCCACGAAAGCGTAGTCGTCGCGCGCCGTGCGGCGCCACGTTCCCCAAAACTGCTTGGCCGAACGGATGCGTTCGAGAGCCTTGAGCTTGAACTTCTCTTTGTCGATGCCAGCCATGGGGAGTCCGATTCCTGTAGGTATTGTCGGCGAAGACATTGTACACAGGAATTCGAACTCGCTCTACAGCTACATCACGGCCGACTTGCTGTCAAAGTAGACATTGTAGAGAAGGACATCGCGGCGAACATCCTCGGGGATGGGATAGACGCCGTGGAACGACTGGTCGGTCTTCCAGAAGCCGAGGCAGGAGTTCGGCATGAAGGGTGCGCGCCATACTTCGTCGAAGCCCGGCGAGAGGCCGTCAGGCTCAAATTTGTGGTGCGGACCGCCCGCGCAGCGGAACGCCGGATCGCGCGGCACGAACACGGACGTGCCGTATTGAGAGAGCGAAGCGTCCTTGGGCAGGTAGAACAGGAGCGAGATGAGCTTCCATGGCGCGTCGGTATGGGGACCGATACGATAGTCGCGCGAATCGCGGATTAGGCGGACGTCGCGTGTCAGCTTGGCCTTGCCTTCCGGGAAACGGTCGCGGAACTCGCGGACGAACAGGTTGACGACATCCTTCATGAAGGTGGGTTGGAGCATGAAGTCGAGGTCGGAGATGCCGAGGTCGTCCGCGAACGTCCGCGAGGCGTACTTGCCTTCCTCGTTGGCGTGGTAGTCGTTCTTGGTCGCGAGCAGGACTTGCAGTTGCCAGTAGAACTCTTCGGGGAAGACGTTCTCCGCGTAGAACATAGGGAAGGGCTTCGTCTTGGCGAGCGAGGGCTGGCGCAGCCGGTCGATGACGTAGGCGTGGAGGTCGTCGGGGCTCATGGCCGGTTCCTGTAGAAGATGACGTTGCCGATGCCTTTGAACGCGCCTTCGGTGCGGCGGGCCTTGTCGGCGGTTTCCACATCCGGCTTGAGTCCGTGGCCAGCCATCGTGTTGTAGATGGTGAGGTGGTCCGGGAGAGCGGTGTTCAGTTCGACGAGCACGCTGCTGACGTACTTGAGGATTTCGCCCATGCCAGCCACGACGAGGTGTTCGAGGCCGTCGACATCGATCTTGACGTGGTCGGGGCGTCCGTACTGGTCGGCGAAGGCGTCCATGCGGACGGCGATGGAGCCTTGGTGGACCGGGTACTTCTTGGGCTGGAGGTGGAAGTTGACTTCTTGGCCGAAGGACGAGCAGGAGCCGCCCGCTTGCAGGGACTGGACATGGAAGGTATCGATCATGGCTTCGTCGGACAGGCAGAGCGGCCACGCGGTGACGCGTTCGCCCAAGTCGTTGAGCATGATGTTGCGCATCAGGAGCGCGAAGTTCTGCGACTCGGGCTCGAACGCGTGGACGTAGAGGCCCTTGGCCGCAGCAATCAGGGCGTACTGGCCCATGTTGGCGCCCACGTCGTACAGCGTCTGGCCGGGCCGCATCTTGGCAAGCCATGCGATGGTGTCGGGTTCTTTGGTGTCGAGGGATTGCACACGCCATGCGCAATGCTGGTTGGGCGTGAAGAAACGGATAGTGGTTGGAGGGACCGTTGATGGCTTTACCTCGTAGGCCATGTTCGGGTGGATTTGCTCGTATTCGGAGAGGTCCATGAAGGCTCCTGTGGTTAACGGCGATGGTAGATGCGTTTGCGGACGGACCCGCCCGTGCCGGGCGAGTTGATGCCGGCCGGTGGTGCGGTGTAGTTCTCGATGGGGCCAATAGCTGGCGGGTTGGAGCGAGGGTTGCCGTAGAAGTCGTCACTCGGGGCATAGGTTGCATTGCCCGCGCCAAGGAGCGCACTGGTGGACGAGAGCGAATAGCTTCCGGTGCCGTCCGACAGGTAGTTGACGAATTTCGGGTTGACGTTTTGCTCGTTGGAGCGGGTGTTCGCACTGGCAGGAGCCATGTCGAAGATGCCAGAGTTGGAGAAGAAGCAGTTGTACTTGAGTTCGTTGCCCACGTCTTCGGCGCTGATTGGGCCGGAGACCAAGGTGGCTCCTTGATTGTCGTAAAGGATGTTGTTGTAGAAGCGCATGCCGCTGGTCGGGCACGCCATGTTGTAGGCTTCCGAGCAGCCGCCGAAGTAGTAGGCGACGCCGCTGGTTTGGAAGACGAGGTTGTTGGAGACGATGCAATCGTGGTCGTCGTGGCCGCAGATGATACCGCCGACGCTGTTATGGACGATGTTGTTCTGTATGAGGCCGCTGGACTGGAAATAAATCGCGTTGATGTAGCCGCAGGAGCCCCCGATGTGGTGGACGAGGTTGCGCAGGAACGAGTAGTTGTTGGCCCCAGCGCTCAAAGCTTGGTTGCAGAGGATGCCGCTGCCACCGTTACTGTCGCAACCGGAGTTCATGCCAACGTGGTGGACGTGGCAACCGATGATGCGCCCCTCGCCGCCCGTCATGGTGATACCGTTGCGCATGCTGGTCGCTCCAGTGCAGTCCACCTCGAAGTCGATGATGTCGATCCAGCGTCCGCTGTTGCTCCAGAGGGCGTTGGGGCCGAGACTGGCCGGGGTGATCTTCGCGCCCCACTTGTTGAGGCTTTGGTAGGTGATGCGCGCCCCGGCGCTGGTGCCGCTGGTGGTCTCGGTGATGGCGCCCGCATAGGTGCCGTCCGCGACGTAGACGGTGTCACCCGCTACAAGCGTATTGGCGGCTTTTTGGAGCGTGAGCCACGCGCCGCCCGACGTGTTGGCGAGGCCGGTGTTGCTGTCGGAACCGTCAGTACGGATGTAGTAGGTGGTCATGCGGGTTCCTCGTCAGATTTTGGAGCCGTCCGGGAAGGTGCCGTTCAGTTCGTCCATCCACATCTTGTCGATGCCGACGCCCTTGATCGCGTTGAGGAAGGCGTTGTCCGCCACTTGGGCGAAGTAGCCAGCCATGTTTGCTTGCGCAACGGCCCGCGCATCACACGCGCCCATTAGCCCACCACTATCGTGATTGCGTAGGGCATTGGCTTTGCCTATTTGACTGCCTCCGATAAGCTGGGTAGACTGGGGCGGCTGGCCGTGGGAGACAGGGGGAATGGCATCCCATTGCCGCATGGCATTATTGGCTTCTTCCGTTTTCCAGCGGCCCTCCCATGCTTTGTCGACAGCGTTCGAGCTGATTTGGCCCGCCCACTGGCCCATGGCGGCCTCGCGGGGTTGCGTAGAGCCGTAGCCTTGGCCGCGCAGGAAGTCGCGCATCTCACGTTCGCATGCGGCGATGGGGTCGCCGAGAGCGGACAAGGCGGCGCCGGCGCGGTGGAAGCAGCCGTCGTTCGTCGTGACGTCGCATACCATCGTGGCGGTCTCAGCGTGCTCGAAGAACCCCACGGTGTTAATCTCGGAGAATTCGCTGCACAGGCGGTAGATGGCGTCGTTCTCCTTGAGGGCGCGAGCCGAATCCACGAGGCGGGGCGACCAAGGTTTCGTGGGGGCGGGGCGCTGGAGCGCGGTGACTTGTTCGCGCAGCTTCTGGATTTCTTCGTCCTTGGCGTGACAGATTTTCTCCAGTCGCCCGATGTAGGAGTACGAGTCGACAACATATTTCTGGAGACTGGCGATCTTGTCGAGGGCTATCTGGTGGACGCAGCTTGGGACCATGCCGGTGCCAGCTTTGCCTCGACCAAGTTGGGGCACGTCGCCGGCGGCTGCGCCGATGATCTTGCTCATGGTGGCGCGCGTCGCATCGCTCCACACAGGCTGTTCGATGGGGTCGGTGCGTGGCACGCTGCGACGTTCCACGAACTCGTCGCTCGCGTCGATGAAGGGGTTGGGAAACGGTTGGTCTTGCAAGTAGGGAATCATAATTTCCTCGGCAGTTTTCGGGCAAAAAAAGAGACGCCCTCCTCAGGCGCTCATCCATGAACCGGCCGGTCGCGCACGATACCGCTTGTAGCGGTCGATGGGCGCGGGCTCCTCGTCGCCGGTCACTGCGTATCGTAGCATCATCATCGCGTAGCGTGTGGCACTCATCAGGTCGTCGCGCTCCTTCACCACCTCGCCATCCTTGCGGTGGTACATCCTAAATTCTTCCCACCACTGCGTCAGGTTCTCGTCTACCTTGAAGCGGCCCGTCTGCATCCGTTGCAGCATTTCGGTGAGGCCGTCCTCGACGCCGTTGCCCCGCTTGTCCGGGTACTGCGCATGTTCGTCGAGCATCTTGATGTCGAGTTCGCGGTACTGCTGTGCGATGCCCTTGCCGCTGCCCTTGTCGTGTGAGTAGCCGTCGTGCGGCCACGCCACGGGAATCCACGTCGTGCCCCACGGCTTAATGGCGGCGCTGTGGATGAGAGGCGTCGCCTCCTTGAGGCGGTGGGTGTGGCGCACGTGGATGCAGTCGGCGTCGGGATCGTAGACGAGCATGACGGCCGCCGTGGGGTGGTCCCAGCCGAAGTCGAGCCCAGCGACCCTCTTCCAGTGCTGCGGTACGCTCGGCAGCGTGGGTTCGCTGATGACGTCTTCGGCGACGGGGAAGATGCGGCCGCTGCCCAGCATCGGGATGCCCTTGGCGCGGGCCTCACGCTCATGCGGCGGGTAGCCCTCGATGATCTTCGCCTTCTGTTCGTCGGTGTAGTGCTCGACGTCGTCGATGGTCATGTTGGTGATGATGCGGTCGGGGTGGGTCTCGCCCATTTCGGGGCGGGGGAACCGGATCACGACGTCCGACATGCCGAGCAGCGGCGTGAACGTCAGGAAGACGGGGCCGCACGTGTTGTTGGTCCGGGTCAGTCCTTCAACGTAGATGTCCTGCGGCGGCTCCTCATCGAACCACACCCACTCAAGGTCTTCCGCTTGCCACGCCTCCCGGCCATCGGAGTATGCCTTGAACGTAATTTGCGAGACGTCGCCGCACATGTGCTGCACGAGGATGGTTTCGACGGCGTCCGGCACGCCCCGCGCCCGCTTGATGTCGAGGATCAAGTCCTTGGGGATGCAGCCCGTTCCCCAGCGGCCGATGTTGCCGAGGAGGATACGCTGGGCGCCGTCGCGCGTCAGTTCCGACGTCACGCTGCCGACCCAGCCCCGGTTCTGCCGGGTGAAGCGGTGGCCGGTCCACCACTCGGGGTAGAGGCCGGTGACGTGGTAGCCGACCTCGAACCCGGCGCTGAACGTCTTGCCCAGCTTATTGCCCGCCATCAGCAACCGCTCGCGGTACTGGGCGCCACGGGCGTGGAACTCGCGCTGCTTGGCGTACGGCTGGTAGAACATCATGCCGTAGTTCTGCCGCAACTCCTCCAGCCGCGCCATCTTGGCGTGCTTGCGCAGCATCATGTCGTGGCTGTCCACCGTTTACTTCCCGATAACTTTCAGATTTGGGGGCGGGGCCTCGGGACCGCCGGCGCCGCGCTTGTCGATCTTGTCGGCGTTCTGGCGTGGGGCGGTGACGAGGCCGGGCTGCGGCATGACCGGGATACCGAGTTCTTTCTGGAGCCGCGCGATCTCTTCCTTGACCTGTTCGGGCGTCTTGGGCTTGTGCGGCACGGACTGCGCGGCCTTCGGGCTGTAGGTCTCGGGGTGGCGCATCTCGGCGTTCCACTTGAAGATGTCCGCCGCCAACCGGTAGGCGGGGACGCGCTTGGGGTCTTCGATGGCGAGTTCGGCCATTTCGAGGATGCGGTCCGCATGGGTGTGGGCTTGGAACTCGCGGGCGCGGCGGTACATCGCAAGGAACTCGGGGTACTCCTCCAGCCAGCGATAGAACATCGGGATCGACGGGGCGAGGCCGCCCGTCAACTCAAGGGCCTTGGGGAGGCCGTGGCCCAGCGCGATGTACTCGCAGAGGCGCTTGGCGATGTTGACGCAGTAGTGGGCTCGACGCTTGGACATGATGCACTCCTATGTGGCCTGCCAGCAATTCCGGGACACTGGATGGGCCTGCCCCCTCGGCGGGCTACCGCTCGGGCTGCCTTTGCACGGTTTCGAAACGTGTGGGGCTGGCGCTTGCGGATTTGAACAACTGTTCAACTGTTTGTCGGGTGCGCCTCCTTCTGTCCGCCTGTGCCGAGATGCGGTTCCAGCCCCACAGTCCATCACGCATGTTGGCCGGGCTGGCTCGGTTGCCGGGTGGCTAGGTTCGTTAAGCAAGAGGCGCTGGCCGAGCATAGCACGCCGGCGTGCGGCGGGGCAATGCCCCTAGAGTTATTGAACACGCTATACGCTGTCCCAAAAAAATTCCGCGTAGGGCCTTGGATAGTCATCCTCACACTCCCCCCACCGGAGTCCCGAAGGCCGGGCACCCCCCTTTTCGCAGCGCCATGGCCCCGCAGCAATTGCCCATCGACCATCGCCGCACTGTTTCACGTGGAACATCGAGAGCCTTACTGACTCGCGAGTCATTAGCTTACTGACCGATGCGTCAGTAGTGGTTACGGATGAGGTACGGGGAGCATCATAGGTTGTCTATACAACCCAAAACAGCGTGTTAGTGGTCACTAACCTGATGACTGATTTAGCGGCCCTAGGAGACGCGCAACGCGCGGGATGGCGCGACACATGGAACGGTCCATTTAAACCCTTGGATAGGCTTATTCCTTGGCCCGCAGAGGCATCCACGCACGCGGCAAGGCCAACAATGCGCACCACGCAATGCCCACGAGCGCACAACCTAGGGCCACTTCGGCGCACAACTCCACGCACGCAACAGCGCATAGGCCGAGCTGGGCCTGTTCGCGGCGTTGTTCGTGGGAATGTTGCAGGCTCATGTGCAAATAGTCCTTGCGCGGCGTGGAAATGAGGCTACACTGGAATCGTAGGACAGGGGAACATGGAAATACGGCGATAGGACAAATGGGAGATTACCATGAAAGTGCGCAAATTAGGAGCGAACCGCACGTTGTTACAGTTCGACAACGGAACGGAAGTCTTGTTCAGCTATGAGACGCCGGTTGCTGGGTATCACGCCGGGACGTATTTCCGGACCGACACAAGGTGCAGCGTAACGACGAGCAAGCACATCAGTCAGTACTTGCGCGGCATCAATGCAGTGGAGTTGCCGCAAGCACGGATCAACGAAATGGGAAGGATGGGGAGCTGAAAATGGACACGCTATTTCTTGTGAGCATGCTGATGGCCAATCTGGCGGGGATCGCGGCAATGGGCAAAGCGGCCGTCAAGGCGATGGTGCGCTGGGAATGAACGGAGGCAATCATGAACGAGAGCGCAAGGGACACGCTGCTACGGTGGCGACTGGAATATCTGTGCGATTACCTGACATCTGCACGCTGGGCTGAGCATCACGGCCTGACGGATGAGGAAGCGCTTGAATTGCTGAGGCTGGCGCGCAAGGTAGCGGAGCATCCACACCCGGACGCATAGGAGACGATGATGAGCACGAGGACGACGTTTAACTGGATGGCGGTGGCAATCGGGGCAAGCACTGTCGTCGTGATTGCCGAGTATGTAGCGATTTACTTTTGGTGAGGCAATCGTGGACTGGGGAGCTTTTGATGTAAGCAGGAAAGAAAAGGTAAGGCAGGTAGTGGATGAAACGGGGTGCGCCGAGTCAACCGCCATAGGGTATCTGGAAGCCGAGGAGTGGATCGTGTGGGAAGCGGTGGAAAGCCTAAAGGTGGATAGACGAGGCGGCGTTGCAGGCGAGTAGTGCCAAGCCGGAAGGCGCCAGCCTTCCGAGTTGGGCACTCACGCGAAGGAAACTTCGGTTAGCGCGGGAACTAATTTTTGCTTGGCTTGGTCTAACCCGGTGCAGCCGGGGGAGAGTAGGCTAAGCGCTGGCAAGGGAGAGAATCATGAATTCGTACGACATCGAGATGCAGCACGTCATGGTGGGCGACCGCATGGAAGCCTTCGTCACGCCGCTCTACGGCACGACGCGCTGTGAGCGCCTTTGGCTGCCGGTCGTGGCGGTGCGCGTGGACCACGACGGCTTGGTCGTGGCCGAGCTGAGCAACGGACACGGCCTGAAGCAGACAGTGCTGCGCAGTCCGGAGACGCGCGTCCGGATCGCGGCGCCGAAACCGGCGCTACGGCTGGTAGCGTGAGGTGCGCATGATGCCGTGGCGCGTGAAGTGGGCGGTGCTCGCCGTCGTGGTTTGGCTGGCCCTGACGGTGGGCACATTTTGTGCGTTGTTCGAGAAACTGTGCTGAGGCACCCGAAGTGGCTGGATTGAAGATGACGGTCTACGGACTGCTGGCGCTCATTGCCGTGAGCCTTGCGTTCGACCTGCTTGTGGGCTATGCCCTGTTCAAGCTTATTTCCCAACTGTAACAACCCTTAGTGGAGTAACCATATGAAGATTCAAGAGCACGACCGTGGCGTAAGCCAGCATGACGATCCGGCCGAGGCCGTGGCGGACGAACAAGACAAAGTCTTGCTGCGTCAAGTCTTCGACAGTCTCGACTTCAACGATGTGACCAGCTTCATCGTCATGTTCAAGCTGCGCCCCGGCAGCGTGGAGAACGAGCCGGAGGCCGACTGCCTATCTATGCGCGCTGGCAACATGCAAGAACTACACGATATGTCGGACATGCTGTCGCGCGACCTGCGCACGGAGCGCACCCGGACGCTGCTGATGGAAGCACTGCACGACCGCAACGACGCCAACAACCACGAGGAATAATGCCATGGACGCCATCAAGATCAACAGCATGAGCCCGGCACGCGCCTACGTGCTCAGCGTCGACATCAACGGTACGGACGAACTCGTGCTACTGCTGTTCGGCCCTGACGGACATAGCTGCAATGCCTTCGTGGGCCGCGAGCGGGAAGACGACACGGACGGCGATTTCCTGTCGTTGCCAAAGGAGCAAGCTGAGGCAATCGTGGAGCGGTTCAACGGGGATATTGCCGCGCGGAGGCAACAATGACGACGCTGACGAACGACGAACTGCTGCGCGCCGTGATGCTTGGCTTGGTACGCAAGATCAAGTGCGCCTACTGCACCGGCACCGGCACCAAGTTCAGCAAGTCCCTACGGTCGAGCATGTGCCCGCGCTGCAAAGGCACGGGCCATCTTGTGGAGGTGCCGCGCCTACCGGTCGTGTTGCCGATGTCGGCCGACTGGAAGAAATACTTCGAGAAGCGGGTGGAGCTATGAGCCGCCGCCGCGAACTCGCCGCCATTATCAACGAGGAACGGCGCGCGCTGGGCTTCGCCATCGACTTGCTCGTGGACGAGACTAAAAGGCGGAGCGGCGCGAACCTGCAAACGGTACGCGACTACATCGTGGTGCTGGCGCGGCTGGACAAGCGCATGGCCGAGCACTGGACGCAGGGCGGGAAACGCAAGCCGAAGGCCGAAGCGTACTCGACCGCACAGAACCCGCTTGGCGGCGCTGAAACCAACCCGGCCGCAGCGTACGTCCACGCAATGATCAAAAACGGCCGTACGAGCCGAAATTAAGCCTCTCTATGGATTTTACGAACAGGAGCTAGACATGAACTACGACAGTTTGAAGCAAGTGCAGCATTCGGACGACGAGGAACGTACGGCATCGGTGCGCACGTTGAAAGGCCGCGTGGCGGACATCGATCCGGCCGACGTGGACGCCATCCTCGTGGCGGTCAAGGGCCGCAAGGAAGACGCGAACGGCGAAGTCGAATTCAAATTGCTTGCGATGGGAAGCGCCGACCTGCTGCAAGGGCTCATCATGCAGGCGACGACGCACTTGCGGGATCGGATGCCGGGCTTTCGCGAGGAGATGCTGAAGACGATCCTTGCGGCGGCGCTGGGCGCCGACGACGAGGAGGACGAAGGCGAGGAACAGCGGCACTGAGAGGCGTTTCTACGTTTCCCTGTTACCGTGTATCGAAGTTTTCCTGGGGTTAGTGGCTGGTAGGTGTCTGGTCACCGTGTGTCCACTGACCCCCACCCCCACCCACCCGGACACCCACTGGCACGAATGTTGTTACGCGCGTGTCACATTGAAAGTATTTTATAAACTTACCAATACCTCCCCCCTCCCCCACCCCAAGGGGGGCAACGCGTAGCTTAGCAGAAACAAATGGGAAGTCAAGGATTTCTTTAAGGAACCGTGTGGGGGTGTGGGTGGGTGGGGGGTCTCGGACACAGGGTGACCAGACATGTACCAGACATGTACCAGATATAATGCAATGGATGAGAAAATGTCCTTGACGGCGCAAATTTGGATGCTAGACTATGAGGGATGACAGGGGAATACGAGTTACGGAGGATTAAAAATGACGAGCCCCAAGAAAGTTTCACGCTACAATCGAGGCTGGTTCGACCTGTTCGACCGCATAAAGGAAGACTTGGGCGGGACCATCGAACTGGAGTGCGGCACGGAGCAAAAGGCAAGCGCGGTGCGCCTTGAGTTTTACAAGGTGCGCGAAGCGATTACGGGAGGCGATCCCACAAAGCGCTCGCCGGAGGGGCAAGACCTGTTCGACAGGTACGAGGTGGCGCTGGACAGCCGCGAAGTAAAGGTTGTTGGAACGAAATGCGTGTTCGCGTACAAGGACAGCAACTGGATCGGCAGGATTCTGGAGCAGGTAGAGCCTCCAATGTAAAGAATGACGGGGAGTTTTGCGTTAGGCGTTTGTACCCGTCAGCCATCAGGAAACCGTAGGCGCCTAGTCATACGGCAGAACGGAACCAGCCGGAGCGCCGCCGCCCAATACGGGGCGTGATCCGGCCGCTTGACCCCCGAGAACGGGTCCAGACTTGACCGCCCTGATAAAGCGCTATCGGCGCGAAACAGGCGGCAATGTTGCCTCCCCCGTTCGTACGGCGTGGGCAGGACGGTCAAGTGTGGGGGATCAAATGACGCAGCCGTGCTCAGGGAGCCGAGCGTTTGCCTCTGGTGAGGCAGCCACGATTTAAACCGAGGGTAGGCGGGTTCGATTCCCGTATCCTCCACCATTTTGCAGCCGAGGAGGGTAAAGATGAGCAATTTCGTACGAATCAAGCTGACTGGGGACAACGCGGAGCGCGCGTTCGACGGCTGGGCCAAGAAGACCGGCCAGCGCATGAACAAGAAAGAGTATGTGAAGACGGAGGCGGGGGGCGCCCGCGTCAAGCCGGTCAACCTCTCGGTGTGCTTCCTGCACATCGATCTGGACACGTTCGACACGCGCCTTGCCAAGCTGAAGGAGGCAACGGGGTGACGGATGGCCGCGTTCTTGTAGGCTGGCAGGCGCTCGACAAGCATAGCGGTATCTGGTTCTTCATTCGCGAGAGACCGATAGCAAAGGCCTATTACGACATGGGCTACCGGGTCCGCACGTGCTACGCATTCCAACAAACGCCATACGAGGGGGAGCAAGATGCCGTTTCCATCTGTGATCGACAACACGATCCGCAAAGCATTTGTCAGTTGCCCGATGAGGGCGTTCTACCGGCACTGCGAGAATCTGACGCCCGAGGGTGACGGCGCAATCGACCTGCACTTTGGGGCGTGCTTTGCGAAGGGCATGGAGATGGCGCGCACGGCGTTCTTCTTCGAAGGCGCGTCACAGAGTGACGCGGTGAACCTCGGTGTGATGGCGGCGAACCTGATGTGGGGCGACTACGTTGCGCCGCACGGCCACGTCAAGCAGCAGCACCGGATGGAAGGCGCGATGCACGCCTACTTTGAGCACTGGCCGATGGGCGACGACGGCCTGACGGTGGAGCCGAACGGCGTGGAGTGCCAGTTCTCGTTTCCGCTGCCGCTGCGCCATCCGGACACGGACGAAGCACTCGTGTACGCGGGCCGCTACGACCTGCGCGCCGTGGATACGCAAGGCGTGCGCTACGTAGTGGACGAGAAGACGACCAAGCGCCTGGGCGACTCGTGGTATTCGCAGTGGGACATGGACACGCAGATGACCGGCTACATCGATAGCGTTAAGCGTCTTGACCCGACGCGCGAAGTGCAGGCGATGGTGCGTGGCATCTCGATACTGGCGAAGGGCGACTACGGCTTCGCTGAGGTGAACATCGTGCGCAGCGACTGGCAACTCAAGCAATGGTATGACCAGATGCTGCGTGACGTTGCGCGGATGATCGCGGCATACAAGAGCGGCGAATGGGACTTGGCGCTGCACCCGAGCGCCTGCAACGAATACATGCGCCCCTGCGACTACCAGAAACTTTGCAGCAGCCCGCACCCGGAACGTCTTATCGAGGGGAACTACCGGCGCGTGGTATGGAATCCCCTTGAGCGAAAATAAGCGAGGAACAAATGAAGCCGTTGGATGACGAGGGGATCATCAACTATGATGGCGGCCCCGACAAGGATGGTGCGCACGACAAGCCGCTCAACACGTTCGCGTCACTGAAGGACTGGCAGCGCGGCAACCTGCGCGCGTGGTACGCCAGCAAGATTCCGGTTGACACGTGGTGGCACCATTCGAGCGGCCGGGAGTACGTCGTGATTGCGCACGCCAACTTCGATAGCGACGACTGGGAACGCTATCCGCCCACCATCGTGTATGAGGGCGCGGACGGCAAGGTGTGGTCGAGGCCGGCGCACGACTGGATGCGCTCGATGACGCGCAACTGGTCCCGTTCGCCGGGGGCGCAACCTGCCGGGGAGCGGTGGGCATGAAGCGTGCCAGCGGACCCTACAGGGACAAGGACTTCGTCCTCAAGTGCCAGCATGGGCGTAGGCTGCACATCGCCTGCAAACAGTGTCAGGAGGAACTGGAGCGGCAGGAGGACGCGCAGATGGCGGCGGAAGCGTTGCTCATGATGCTTACGGTCGTGGCGGCAATTGCAATTGGCCTTGTTGTTCTGTTCTACTTCGATTTCTTCAACTGACCAATGGAGGTCCAATGAGTACAGGGGTTCTTATCCTTGGGGGGAGTGGCGCAGGCAAATCGACCAGCTTGCGCAACCTCAACCCCGACGACTGTCGGCTGATTCAGTGCATCGAGAAGCGCCTGCCGTTCGAGAACAACGAAGGCTGGGTGAAGCGCGACGACGCCCATCCGAAGGGCAACGTCATGGTGCTGAACAAGGCGGCGGAAGTGAAGCAGGCCATGACCGGTACGCAGAAGCCCATTATCATCGTGGACGATTTTCAGGCCATGATGACCGACGAGTTCTTCCGGCGCATCAACGAGAAGGGCTACGACAAGTTCAACGACATTGGCTATGACGCATGGTCGCTGCTTCGGCTGGCGAACCAGTTGGCGGCGAACCAGCGCGTCTACATCCTCGCGCACTTGGAGGAGACGGACGACGGCAGCGCCAAGATGAAGACCATCGGTAAGATGGTCAACGAGAAGATGACGCCCGAGTCGTACTTCACGACGGTGCTGCGCGCATCGCTGCGCGAGGGCAAGCACGTGTTCGCCACGAAGACGACCGGCAAGGACACGGTGAAGACGCCGATGGGCATGTTCAAGGAGGAGTTCATCGACAACGACTTGGCGGAAGTGGACAAACGCATTGTGGCGTACTGGGGAATCAAATGAGCGAATGGTTCGTTCTGGCGTTTGTCATCGCCCTCTTGGTCTATCTGATTATCTGCAACGAGGACTAGCCACGTAACATAGGAGCATCGACATGAACCCGACATGGAATGGAGTGGAACGGCGCGCGCCCGATCCGCACGTCGCCGTCAACCATGGACGTCGCCACGGCGACGCAACGCGACACAGGCCGCCGCCGCATAGCGTCAGCGCGACCGCGACAACTTCGTTGTCGACGACGGCAACCGCGACACTACGCAATACCTTCGATTTCGGCGACTACACCGACATCTAACCGCCCGCATGGGCACAACACAGGAGCATCGCAACATGGAACTGAACTACGAGTACAACGAAGAGTCCGCAAAGCAGGCGGACAAGCAAGCGGACCGCATCACGGACAGTGGTGCCTACGTCGGCCAGTTCGACAAAGTGTATGCCACGACGAGCGCCAACAAGGGCACGCACGGCATTGTGTTCGAAGCGAACGCGCCGGGGCAAGGTACGGCCGAATTCACGCTGTGGACGCACGACAGCGACGGCAAGGCCATGACCACTTCGCCGGGCTACGCCTTCCTGCAATCGCTGATGTTCTTCTTCGGCCTCAAGAGCCTGAAGACGGACAAGGGCAAGGCCGAGGTGTGGATCGACGGCGACAAAGGCAAGCGCGTCAAGGAGGAACAGGAAGTCGATGTGTTCCCGGACCTGATGGGCAAGAAGATCGGCTACATCCTGCAAAAGGAGCTGACCAACAATGGCTTTCGCATGAACCTGTACGGCGTGTTCGATCCGGCCACGCGCAAGACCATGACGGAGACGCGCGAGAACGCGGCCAAAGCCGTAAAGCTGGACCGCCTGCTGAAGGGCCTGAAGGACAAGGACGGCCGCACCAAGCGGCGCGACGAAGCCGAGCCTGCGCAGCCGGGTACGGGCGCCGACATGAGCGACTAATCGAGGTGCGGGGCTTCGGCCCCGCTTGGGAGAACGCTATGAATTGGATTCCAAGAAAGCCCACTGAATCGCTGCCTACCATCCAGCAAGTCTTCGACAAGTGCGCGGCGCACCTCCTCACGCAGGGCCAGCGCAGCGTGCGCGAGTGGCGTGGTCCCTACCACAAGGCCAGCGCTTATCGTGGCGACAACGGCCTGCGATGCCCTGTGGGGTGCCTCATTGACGACGACTACTACGACGAGGAAATGGAGGGCCTGCGCGTTTCGCACTGGATCGTGCTGGCGGGGCTGCGCCAGTCTCATGTATTGCCGGACTATGATTCGGAAGGCGATCCACCCGAGGCTAAGATCGTCATATCCCTGCTGGGTTACATGCAGCGCATGCACGACAGCGTGGAACCGTGTGGCTGGCGAGACGAGCTGTACGCGATTGCCGACAACTTTCGGCTGTCGCCCGCTGTGATTGACAAGTACAGCGCTACGCGCTGCTGAGAGAAGTGCCTTGCGCTCCGGCCGAAGCGTGCTAACATGGGAATACGGGAGAAACACGAAATACGATCAATGGAACCGCTCCACGTGGGCTAGTCACCCACTTCGAGGCTGAACGATTGACTGTCAAGTAAGCCAGTCGGACGACCGAGTGCCGCAAGGCAGGAGGGCAGAGGGGCAGCGGTTCCACCATTTGCAGAGCAGCGAGCTGACCGCGCACTCTCCCCAACCCGCGCCAGAGGGTAGTCAGCACATGGTGCGCCCCAACCTTGTCGGTTCGGCTTGGGCGCGAAGGACTCGCCATCCATCTCGAAGCCGCCTCCCCGGCGACATAGCGGAACCCTCCCCTACACGAACTGGGAGGACACCATGAGCACCACTGAGACATCGATTCACGACGTCACCGACATCACCGTCGAGCCCGTGTCGTCGGCAGATGGCGGCAGCATCCGCTGGCAACGCATCTTCCTGCACACGGAAAGCGGCGCAGTGCACAAGGTTGTTGCCTTCCTTACTTCCACCGCGAACGGACTGGAGCCGTCGCTGCGCCGCCGTCTGGATGACTTGCCGCGACAGGCAACGCTTTTCCAGGAGTAAAGGTGTACCATGGCAACGACCAACACGGCGCCCATACCCTTTCCCAAGTCGCCTGTCAAGGTCGACACGAGGGAGGATGCCATGTGGATCGAAGTCATCGCACCGCATTTCCGCGCCATCCGCGCGGACCGCATCGACGGCGTTGCCGTCAACCACAATCCCGGCGCCGACTGCCGCTACCGCTACAGCGTAGTGGCGGTGGTGGGAGACCGCGAATACGTCGTGGAGCGCCGGGCAACGGAGCGCGAGGCGGCCGAGGCCGCACAAGGACTGAGGAATGTCCTTGAAAGTATGTGATAGAAGCCTATAATAAGGTTATTCGAGGGTTTGGCGACCCTCGACGATAGAAAGGGAGAGAAATCATGGTAGAGAAGCTGATGGCCTATCTGAAGGCCAGAGCGCGCAACCGGAATCACGCCTTCGCCCACTATTACCGGATGCTCAAGTCCGGCGCGATGACGGAGCAGGCCGTGGCCGAGATGGCGGACAGCATCCATCCGTTGCCGGGCTGGACGGACGGGATTGCGCTGGCGCTGGCCGAGTACATGCTGGAGCGGGAACAGGAGGATGGCGATGAGCAATCCGAGGAGGCATAGCCATTTCTGGACGCAGGGGAAGTCGTGGGCCATGCACAGGTTGCTGGACCCGGTTTCGCCAGTGAGTGTGGAGGCGATCCGCGCGGCGGTGGCGGACTACGAGGGCGAGAACGGCAACTGGGAGTCGAGGCAGTTCGCGATGGGGGCGAAGGCGGCGTGCGCCGACTACGAGAGGGCGATGGCGCTCGACGTGGCGAAGGAGGACGACGATGACTAGGCTCGAAGCCGTAGAAGGGGCACTTGCCGTGCTGCGGTTGCATCGTGGGCACGTAGACGACAGCGACCCGGCGAAGCTGGACATATTGGACGCAGTGATTTTGGTGCTGGAGCTGGAAGAGGCGTGGTTGGAGGCGGGCGATGAAGGCGACACTTGAGCCAATCGAAAACGTGTTGGACTGGCTGCGCACTGCGATGCAGCGGGAGTTTGGTGGCCCCAGTCTGTGTGCCAAGGCGCTGGGCATCAGCAGCGGGAACATGAGTGAGGCGATGAACGGCCACGGCAACCGCCGACCGCCTCGCAAGCTGCTGGCTTACTACAACATCGTGTGGTGGAACGGTGCTTGGCACCGTGTGGAGGCGTGCGATGAATGAGTGTGCGCACTGCGGTAAGCCCATGGCTAGGCGCAATAAGAAGTTCTGCGATGCGGCGTGCTCGCGGGCATGGCACAGCAAGAAGTGGCACGAGAACAACCCGAAGACGGCCGCGTCGCAACTGGCCGTGGGCACCATTGGCAGCATGAACCTGATGCGCGTGCAACTTGACTTGGTGCAGAGGGGCTACCTCGTTTATAGGGCGACGTTCGAGTCGCAGCCTTTCGAGCTTGTGACGATGGTGGCAGGACTGAGCATGGGGTTCGGAAAGCGCGTCAAGGTAACGACCGGGCATCGGGCGCCGAACGGTGCACTCACCCATAGAAAGTTCGACGATCCAACAATTGATGTGCTGGCCGTCGTGACGCCTGAAGCCATCTACTACGAACCGGAGGGGGCAATATGAAGATAACACTGGATTACCGTAACCCTACCCCGTCGCATTGCGACGTTGCGTTCTTCATCAACGGGAAGAACGTAGGCACTCTGCGATTGGGGCAGGAGGACATTCTTACATTCCAGTCGATTATGTTTGATGGGCCGGACAAGTTTCTGGATGAGGTTCTATCTACGGGGAACCCGAATTGGACGCCGGAGGGAGCGATATGATGCCGCAAATTCAGGGCCTGACGGACCGTCTCGAAGACGTGTGCGTGGAACTGTCGAACCTTGGCGCGCACTCGCAATACGTTGCGGACGTGCGGGAAGCCATCACGCAACTCGCGGCAATGAGCGCACGAATCGAGCGTCACAAAGAGCAGCACGACAAGCGCCTGTCATTGGCCCTGCGCGAGATCAACGATTAACGCGCCGCATGGCGCATCTACGGGAGAAAGAAATGATTTATACCGTTTTGGTGTTCGTGGCCGGAGCCTACATGGGGTTTCGAGCTGGGGCGAAGTTCCGCACGCTCACGGCGATGAAGGACGCGCTGCGCGACAAGATTCGCAATGGAGGCTGACATGAGCGTGACTGTGCTTGAGCCGCTCGACTTCACGGAGGACGTGGACGGCAACTACACGGGGCCACGTGGCTACGTCCATGTGTTTGGGACGGACGGCCATGTATACACGACGTTCATCTGCCATGGGTGCCAGTGCTGTTGGCATGTCGACGAGGGTGGCGAGGCGGTCCACGAGAGCGGGCCGCACTACCTTGAGCCGTGGAAGCGGTATGAACCGAAGCGGAGGCAGCAATGAGCAGCCAACAATTTCGGGAGCAACTGGCAGGCGACATCGAGGAGTTGATGGGTGAGTACCTTGCTACCAAGGGCCAATCGATGGACGAGTGGTATGAGCCGGAGCGCGACCTGTTTCATAGGGCGTTGTCTGACTTCGTGGTGTGGCTGCACAACTGGCCGGAAGGGAGCGACACGTGATTAAGGTTAAGGGCCATGGGCTGAGCGGCGGCGTCATGATCGTGGGCGAGGCGCCGGGCGAAACCGAGGAGCTTGAGGGCAAGCCGTTCGTCGGCCCTGCGGGCCGCTTGCTCGATACGATCCTGCGCGAAGTCGGCATCAATCGGCGCGACTGCTACGTCACCAACGTCTGCAAGTACAGGCCGCCGTCGAACGACATCGGCGCGTGGCTCACCGACAAGAAGGGCGTGGGCACGAAGAACGAATGGCCCTGCGCGAACGGCCGCTACTACAACGAGTTGGTCGAGGAAGGCTTGGCCGAACTGCGCGAGGAGATCGCCCGTGTGCAGCCACGCGTCATCGTCGGCCTCGGCAACACGCCGCTGTGGGCGCTCGCCGGCGAGTGGGGCATCACGTCGTGGCGCGGTAGCGAACTCGTCCTGCCTGACGGCAGGCCGTTCGTGCCCACGTTGCACCCGGCGAGCGTTCTGCGCCAGTGGCCGTCGCGGGGGCACCTCGTCCACGACCTGAAGCAGCGCGTCGTGCGGAGGATGCGCGGCGGGTTCAAGCCGGAACCGGAGTGGCAGTTCACATGGCGCCCCACGATAGCTGAAGCCATCGAGTTCATCGACATGCTTGATGGCGACGTGGCCGTCGACGTCGAGACGTCACGGGGCCAGATCGTGTGTGTGGGCTTGGCGACGAGTGCGACGCGGGCCATGTGCATTCCGTTCATCTGCGAGGAATACGGTGCGTACTGGACGGCCTACGAGAAGGAGTTGGTGCTGCGCCGCTTGGAGGCTATGCTGACGTCACCACGTGTCAACGTCGTGGGCCAGAACTTCATCTACGACACAGCCTACTTCGACGACAACTGGGGCTTTGTTCCACGGCTGACGCACGACACGATGATCGCGCAATCCGTCCTATTTCCGGGCACGCCTCGCACGCTGGGCCACTTGGCGTCGATGTACTGCGACTGGTATCGCTATTGGAAGGAGGATGCGCGCGACTGGGCCAACCTCAAGGACTTCGAGAGCCTGTTCCTCTACAACTGCCTTGACGTCGTGCGCACGTGGGAAGTGGCGCAGGGCCAGCGCAAGGCACTGGCGAGCCGTGGGCTCGTTGGGCAGTTCGCCGACCGTATCGAGTACGGTCACAACCATGTCTATCCAATGCAACGAAGGGGAGTGATTCGTGATAACGAGCGGACAGCGCGTCTTGATGCACAGATTGACGAGCAGCTACAAGAGAAGGCAATCATTGTATGCGACGCGGCTGGGCGCGCGATCAACCTTGCGAGTCCTAAGCAGATTGGGGATTTGGTCTACAAGGAATGGGGTTGCCGCAAACCGGCGCGTGGTGCGAAGGCCAAAACCGATGGTGGTGGCACTGGAGATGACGATCTGGCGCAAGTCATCGCGTGGCATCCTGAAAGGGCCGACGTTCTTGGCGCGGTTGTCGAGTGGCGTTCGCTGAAGTCCCAGCAGACGAACGTGCTGCGCGCCAAGCTGGACCCGGATGGCCTCGTGCGCTCGTCGTTCTCGCCGTGCGGCACGGAGACCTTTCGCCTGACGTCGAGCAAGAACCCGTTCGGCCGGGGCTGCAACCTGCTCAACATCAGCGGCGCCTTCCGTGGCATCTTCGTGCCGCCGACCGGCCACACGATGTTCGACTGCGACCTTGAGCGCGCCGACCTACAGGTCGTGGTGTGGGAGGCGGACGACGCGGACCTGAAGGCGAAGATGCGAGAGACCATAGGAGGACAAAGTGTCGATATCCACATCGAGAACGCCAAGGACATTTTCGGAACAAGTGCACCGACAGAGGATCAACGACAATTCGCTAAGAGGTTCGTTCATCTCACTAACTATGGCGGTAAGCCTAGAACATGCGCCATTGCTATCGGCAGCACGGTTCATGAAGCTGACATGGCCCAAAGACGTTGGTTCGCCGCCCACCCCGGAATACTGGACTGGCATAAACGAGTGCAGCGTGCTCTTGAAACTACTCGAACGGTACGAAATGCTTTTGGATATGAGATGACGTTCTTCGACCGCGTGGACGGCCTGCTGCCGCAGGCGCTGGCGTGGGTGCCGCAGTCCACCATTGCGATTGTCGCGTCGAAAATCCACATGGCGTTCGATGCCATCGACAGCGTTTCCATATATCTACAGATGTATGATAGCGTCGTCGGTTCGTACCCAACAGTGTACGAGGAGCGCGTCCTGCCGTTGATGGAGCGCGCGCGCAAGATCGTCGTCCCCTACGACGACCCGCTCGTCATCCCGTTGGGGCTGTCGACGTCGACGGAGTCGTGGGGCGCGTGCAAGAAAGGGAAGAGGAGCTGGACATGAGCCGGAATTTCTATGAGTTGCAGGAGCTTGCCAAGAGCGCTTGCGAGGATGTCGAGGGAATGCGGATTGGCGCTGCGATCCAGCGTATCGAGTCGGCGGGCCTGCGCTACCGCGTTGTGCGTAGGGATGGGCACGGCTGCATGATAACGGCCGACTGCCGTATGGACCGCATCGGCCTGTATGTGGACTCGGACATCGTGGTCGGAGCGGAGGTGGGCTGACATGATTATCTTGGAAAGACCGCGACTGCGTAAGGCCGGGCTTGGCTGGTACTGCATTGCGTGCACGATGGGAGGACACGGTGAGCGAAGAGGAACGTTACATTAGGGATAGGCTGGCGATGCAACGCGACAAGCCGAGGTTGCGCCGTGCAGGCATGGGCTGGTACTGCATGGGGCGTGGGCGCATGATCCACGCGATGTCGGCAAAGCATGCCTACAACCATTGGCAGTTCGTAGACATAACGAGGGGCGATCCGAGGAGAGCGGGCCATGGCTGACTGGCTGGCCGACTTCGTGGAGTATGGATCGGACGGCGAAGCGTCCGAACGCCTCCTGTACTGGGTTGGCGTCGCAACCGTGGCCGGGGTGCTGCGCCGCAAAGTCTGGTTCGACATGGGTCACTTCCAGTGGTCGCCGAACTTCTACATCCTGATCGTGGGCGAGCCGGGCATGGTCCGCAAGTCCACCAGCATCGATATCGGCATGCGGCTGCTGAAGCGCGTCGACGGCATCCATCGCGGCCCCAGCATCGTGACGTGGCAAGCGCTCGTCCAGTACGTGGCGACGCACAAGGACGACGTGATGCTGCCGGATGGGAGCGACTTCGAGATGTCGCCAGTGACCCTCGCGATTAGCGAGTTCGGCAGTTTCTTCGATCCCGCCAACCGGGAGTTGGTGGACACGATGACGGACCTGTGGGACGGCAAACTCGATAGCATCGAGAAGATGACGAAGACGAGCGGCAACGACGTGATGACCAATCCGTGGATCAACCTTATTGCGGCAACGACGCCCAAGTGGATGAGTGAGCACTTCACCGAGGGACTCGTCGGCGGTGGTCTCGCGGGCCGCTTCATCTACCTCTACGGGGAGATGCCGACGAAGGACATCGCCTATCCGAAGCGCAATATGGGCGATACGGAGAAACGTCGTGAGAGAGAGATGAACCTGCTTGACAGGTTGCGGAACATCGCAAATCATGCTGGTGAATACGAGCTTACGGAGGAAGCCTACGAGTGGGGGGAGCGGTGGTACGCGGAGGAACGCGCGCTGCTGCGCAGCATGACCGCGAACTCGCTGGAACGAGGATTCGTCGGCCGTAAGCAAGTGCATCTGCATAAGCTTGCCATGGTCATCAGCGCGGCACGCGGCGACTTCCCCACGATTACCCTCGACCACCTACGGGAAGCCGAGCGACAGTTGAGGTTGCTCGACGAGGACACCAGCCAAGTATTCGGAGTGGTAGGCCAATCCAAGGTTACAAACGCCTCCCGTGAGATTGTGGAGGCGGTCAAGCGCGCCGGGGCCATAGAGAAGCGCGTCCTTTACAAGAGCCAATTCTGGAGGACGATGACGATTGGAGAGTTCAATGAGGCTGTCCAGTCGGCAGTGCAGGCCGAGTTGATCGTTGAGCAGAACGATGTGGCGCGGCCCCTCCTGATGCCGAGGTAGTTTGTGTAACGTTAGGGAGGCAGTCGACAATGCCATGGATGCACTCATCTTGGAATGCCCCGTCGCAGGCTTTGTTTGCGAGCTACCGGCCGTGCCGGTGGCAGCGCTCGCGCAGGAGCGCCCCATCGAGGGTTGGCAGGAAGAAGGCAGCAAGGTAACACGGATGTATCGGGGTAGGAAGTTGGTGATGGACCCTCTCATGGCGGATGGGAGGTTGCTGGGGTGGTTTAAGTGGCTGGATGGCCACTTTCGTGGCATTGATAGCAGCTTGGAGAATGGCGAGCGGCTGCTGGAATCCGAAGTCGAGAACGGCGAGAGCGCGTGGAAGAGGCGGCAGGCATGGCTAGATGCCGGGTCGCCCGAACGCCGCCGTCGCACGTCATGAGCACCGATCTCAGCTATGCCGAGTTCTTTCGAGCACACTGGCTCTACGTGGTGCGCCACATCCTCTACCGGTATCCGCAGCTTGGATGGCATGACGCCGAGGACGTGGCGCAGGACACGCTGCTGCGCGTATGGGAGCAGTGGGACGAGTACGACGCGAGCCGCGCCAGCCGCGTCACGTGGCTCATGACCATCGCCTTGTGGAATGGGCGCACCGTATTCAACCGGTACAAAAGGGCCGCGCCGGAATCCGAACCCCGTGCTACCGAGGACGAGTCCGGGGAAGTCGAACCCGATCCCTACGAGGGGGCGGCCCGGCGCGACATGATCGATAAAGTTTGCCATAGGATAAGTTCACTTAGCTACTCTGTAACAATGTGTGAACTTTACGCCCGACTTTTTGCCGGTGATACCATCCAAGAAGCTGTACAAGCGTCAGACATGTCCTACGCCGTAGCGACATGGCGATTACGGCATATACGGGCGATATTGCGACGGGAAGTGGACGCTAGCCCATTGGTGGTTTAGCGCCCTTCACGATCTCGACCGACCGCATCCCGCCAAGTCCCAGCAGCGCGAAGAGGACGGGCAACAAGTCGGCCAGCGACAGCGGCGGCAGGGCCACGGAGTGGCCCGCTGCGGCGAGGACAAACGTGAGGAAGGGTTGGGCGATGTAGGTGTAGGCGAGGGCGGAGCCGCAGGTCCAGCCGACGAACGGCCGCCAGCCCGCCACGAACAGCGAGGACGACGCGGCCTCGGTCTTGTTGATGTCGAGCTGCGCCATCACCTGCGCCAGTTCGCCCGACAGTTCCATCTTGGCGAGTTCGGCCTTGGCGGCGTTCGAAGCAGCCGGGTCCGGCAGCAAGCGGTCGATGAGTTGCCCGATGACGGGCAGGAAAGCGAGGAAGGCCATGTCGTGCGTCCTAGGTGAGTTCGCCGAACATCTGCGCCTCGGCTGCGCGCCGGTTCGTCAGGCCCGCGTTCCGCACGAGGTTGCCGTCCCTGTCGCGTATCTTGTTCCAGAGCTGGAACTGTTCCTGCGCCCCGCTGTAGTCAAACTTGTTGAGGCGGCGCAGCAGTGTGCTCGCCACGAAGTTGGGGCGGCCGATGTTGTAGACGAGGCAGACGAGGGCGTCGAACTTAGCTTGTGACAGCGGCACCTTCACGCACTCGTTGACGGTGTCGATGGCCCACTGCGTGTCGAGCTTGAATGTCTGGTCCGCCGTGGCCTGATCCCAGCGCAGGCCTTCGTGCACCTCGGGGCCGGTGTGCCCCCAGCCAATGGTCCAGACGCCGCACTGGTCGCGGTAGGCATCGAGTTCGCAACCCTCCCAGCCTTTGATGAGGGCGGCACCGCGTGCCGACAGGTCGTGTCGTTTCATCGTGTCGTCCACCATTCGTGAAGGTAGTTCCAGAAAGCGGCGACGCCGAGCAAGGCGCCCGCTGCCCACTTCGTCATCAGCCATGCACCGCTGGCACGCTCGACGAGCGACTCGATTTTTTCGAGGCGGTCTCCCAACTCTTCGAGGCGGCGCATGATGTCTGCGTTGGTCGGTTGCTGCATGACGTCCTCCGCATGATTCGTATTGTTGGTTATTGGTCGTAGAGGCCCGTGGCGAGGGCGGGCATGCCGCGAATGAGGCGGGGGTCCGCCAACGCCTGCTGCATCAGCGACGGCGCCAGCTTTGGGTCGACGAGGGCACGCTGCCCAGCGCCCGACAGGATGGCGCTGCGCAGGCCCCACCGCGCCATCGGAGCGCCGCCCACGGCGGCCGCCGCAGGCATCCCGCCCAGCATCCCGGCGAGCCCAGCGAGCGGCCCGATGGCGTTCGGCGTAAAGCCTTGTTGCGTGGGCATCGCGGCACTTTTGCCTGCCGTGTTGGCGAACTGGCCGATGGTGCGCAGTTCGTCGGTGAGCGGCTTGCCGCGCTGTAGCGCGCTGGCGATCTTGAGGGCGTTGACGTCGCCGGTGCCTTCCTTGATGGCCCCTTGGACAACGTACTGCTTGGCGAGCTGGGTGCGCGCATCGCGAAAGGCTTGCAGCATGTCCTGCCCGGACTGCCCACGGGCGTTGAGGTTGAGTTCGATGCTGTTTTCGAGGGCGCTGGCGACGCCGCGCTGCGCATGCGCCAGTTGCGAGTTGCCGCGAGCAAAGCTGTCGGTTGCGCTTTCTCGCAGCGACTTGATGGCATCGACGGCGTCCTTCGCGTCGTACGTCGGGACGCGGTAGGCATCGACGAGCTGGCGCACATCGTCGTGGGAGGCGCCGGGGAAGCTGCCGGATGCCCCTTGGAAGTCATTAACAACCTTATCCAAGGCTTTTCTGTAGATGCGGCCGTTGGTCATCTGTCCGGCGCCTTCGAGCGGCCCATAGCCCGCCTTGTAGGTCGAGTCGATGGCGGCCTTGAGCGTGTGCTCGTTGAGGTGGGCGTCCTCGGGCAGGCCAGCGGCGCGCTTCGCGAGGGTGTCGGTGACGAGCTGGTTGCGCCGTGCGGCTTCCTGCGCGAGCTGGTCGCTGCCCGCTACACCCTCAAGGAGACGGCCGCCAAGACCGGCGCGGCCCTGCGACGGGGGCACGACGTAGCCTGCCTTGCGCGCGTCTTGGATGGTCATCTCGCGCGGTGTCGGGGCACGCGCTTGCGGCGCTGCCTGCGCCATGCCCTGCGTGGCGAGCTTCGCAAGGGGGTCGAACTTGGAGCCCACGGCCATCTGGCCCGCGAGGTCGACGGCGTTCTCGGCGAAGCCCTGCGGCTTGGGGAAGAGGTTGGCGAACTGCTGGGACGGCAGGTTGTCGTGCTGTCCGGCGAGAGCCGCCGCCGCATCGGCCACGAGGCCAGCGGTGCCGGTTACGCCCTTGCCGAGCGTTCCGGCCGCCAGCCCAACACCGCGTGCGAGGTTGTTGGCCGTGGGGGAGGCGAAGCCGCCTTCCGGAGTGGCGAGGAAGTTTTGGATCGCCCGGAGCGTGGAGCCGGTTGGCCCCCATGGCGTATGCGGTGCAGCCTGCGAGGAGGGAGGTTTAGGATTTGCCCGTGAGATACTTCCCGTATTCCCTCCCCCGGCTGGCGCTGGGTTAGACGCTCCCTTGGGAGAATTGGTTCCATGCTGCGCCATGATTTGTGAGAGCGCATCAAGCTGTTCCGGCGTTGGGTTGTCGGGCATGTCGACGATTTCGCCGGTAGGCATTTTGACTTGCGGCATGGCTTACCTCTTGTGCTTGGCGATGTAGTCGTCCAGCGACATCGGCCCTGCCTGCTGTGGGGCTGGTTGCGGCGACGGCGTAGCCGCCGACCCGCCTTGCTGGCCGTAGATGCTGTTGTAGCGCTGGCGGGCAGCGGCCTTCGACTCCTTCGAGAACTGTACGATGGCTTGGAGCTGCTTTCGGAGGGACGCTTCGGACTGGGCGTTGTCGAGGTTGGCGATCATGGTTTCGAGGCGGGTGCCTTCGCGCTCCGAGAGTTGGCCGAAGCCCGTCGAGCCGGTCTGCGATGCTTCCTTGAGCGCGGTCATCGTATCGACGACCAGCTTATTCTTCAGCGTCTCTATACGCGTGGCGGTGTCGCGGCCCTTCGTGCCGGGAATGCGGTTCAGGTGCAGCGCACCGGCAAAGCCCGCGTTCATGGAGAGGCCGGGGTCTTTCAGTAGGCCGCTGGCGGCCGAGGCCATGCGATCCATGTTTGTATTGATGGCGTTCAGGTGGTTGGCGTCCGTGGCGCGGGCGGCGGCGAGTTCTCGGTCGTCCTTGGCGATGGTGCGCTGGGTCTTGACGTCCTCGTTGGCTTGGGAGCGGGCGGCGAGGCCCACGCGGGTGCCTTCGAGGCCGAGGCGTTGCGCGTCGAGTTGCTTGGCGTACTGTTCGAGCGCAAGGCGTTGGTCGTCGTTTTTCTGCTGGTGCTCGCGGTATGGATCGCCGACGAACTGTGTTACACCGGTCTGTGGGTCGCGCATGTAGCTGCCCGCCGCCACGGATTCGGGCTTCATCATCTGGCCCAGTTGGACCATGGAGGCGGCGCCCGGTACGCCCATCAGGGCGCCCATTGCACCGAGCTGCGCCATGCGCAGGCCGTTGGCGTTCGACATGGGTGGGGCTTGGATGCCGCTGGCGGCGGCTGGTGGTTGCTCGACGCCCTTGAGGACGCGCGCCGTGTAGCCGGTCGGGTCTTTCGTCTTGAAGCCGCCGTAGTCCGCGAGAGCGGCTTGCAGGTCGCCGCCGCGCTTCGGCGCGAGGATGCGCGAGATGTAGTAGTCGGCGGCGGCGCGGGACTCGTCCCGGTTGAACGGGTTGAAGCCAAGGTTGTGCGGCGGCGAGTTCAACATTTGGACGGTCTGCGGCATGAACTGGTATGCGCCCATGGCGCCGGACTGCGGGTTGACGGCGTTCGGGTTGCCGCTCGACTCAACCCGTTCGAGGTTGTCGAGGAGCTGTGGGGGCGTGCCGCTGCCTGCACGCAGCATCGGGCGACGGGCACGGGAGCCGGAGCCGAGGCCGGGTGCGCCGAAGCCGCCGCGCTTGGCGAACGGACCGGCTGGGTCCATGGCGTCCGGGTTGAAGTTTTGGACCGGGGCAGGTTGTCCTTTGTCGCCCATCGCGGGGAGGGCACGGTCGAAGCGGGCGCCGCCCGCGATGTAGGGGTTCTCGCCCGGCATTCCACCAATCGGTGGGGTGTTGAGCTGGCCGCCCTGCGGGATGTTGTAGGCGGCGCTGTTGCCCTGTGCGCCGTCTTCGTTGTCCGCTTCCGGCTTTGCCATTGGAGGCATGCCGGACAGGTCGAGGCCCATCGCGGGGCCGAGCTGGCGCATGAACAGTTCCTGCATGTAGGCTTGGCGCTGTGCTTGGGCGAGCTTTTGGCGCGTAAGGTCGGCGTTGATGTCGCCCTGTTCGCGGCGCAGCTTCAGTTCCTCGTTCGCGTTGCTGGTGAGCGCGTCCTGATAGCGGGAGGTAGCGTCGTAGTGCTTCTGCATCATTGCCTGTTGCTGCTGCTGGATCGCCTTGTTCGCCTTGAACTCGTTGATCTTCTGTGCGAGGCCGAAGGCGTTGCCCACGGCGCCCGGCTGCCGCCCGTTCGCAAGCAGTGAGGCGCCGAAGACGAAGCCGGGATTGTCGAACAGCGAGTTCATATCGAAGGGCATGTCGTTCTCCGTGTCGGGTTAGCCGAAGAGACCGCCAAGCAGCGCGCCGCCCAGCGCGCCCCACGGGCCGCCGAGCATGCCGCCGAACTCGCCGCCAATCGAGTTGCCGAGGGCGTTGGTCATGAAGGCGCCGCCGAGGCCGCTAGCGAACGGGTTGCGGTTCATGGAGTTGCGGCCCGTCGAGGTGCTGCCCGCATAGACGCTGCCGCCCTGCAAAAGTTGGTTGAGGGCTTGCAGGTTCATGAGCGGCCTGTTCTGTTCGAAGTCCCAGCGGGCCTTTCCTTGGTCGAGCTGCTGCTGGGCGAGGTTTTGCTGGTACTCGCCGATGCCGAGAAGCTTGTTGACGTCGTTGTACTTGGCTTGGTCGAACGCGGGTGCGGCAAGGCTAGCCTGCTGTTGGAGGTTGCGCTCTTGGCCGTAGGCGGTGCCGTACAGGTTGTTGGCCATGTCGCCGAGCGTGTGGCCCAGCGTCGCCGTCGCGTTGTTGAAGGCGGCTTGGTTGGCGCCGCTGCCGAGTCGGCCGCCGAGGGCGAACTGCGAGGCGATGCCGGGCGTGACCGCGTCCTTGAAGTTGCGGACGACGGGGTCGGCGGCGGCTTGGTACATGCCCGCGAGGTACGGGTTTGAGTCGGGCGACAGGTACTTTCCGCCCGCCGTGGCTTCCAGTGTGCTGCCTGCGTTCTTCATGAGTTGGGTAGGGCCGGCGCTGGCCATATCCGCGCCCTTGTTAAGCGCATCTATCTGCAAGCCGCGCGGTGCGGCGACGGTGTCGCCGGGGAAGTACTGAGGGCCGCCGCTGTTGTACCAGTTTTGCGCGTTCGAATAGAAATCACGGAGGGGGCCTTGGAGCCCGCTCCATGGGTCGGCTTTCTGGACCGTCGTGGTCGAGCCGCCGCCTCCGCCTTTACTCATGGTTCAACTCCTTCACGACTGTGCTGTGCTTATGCTTGTAGGCAAGTTCAGCGAGCTTGGGCACGAATCCCTTGCGGACGTGGGCCTCGATGGCATCGCAGCCTTGCGAGGTAGCCCACTCGACCAGCGTATTGTCGCACAGACCTATCCAGTCGGAAAGACCGGTGCCGCCGATGGTGATGACGCGGCAATGCTTGCGTTGCGGATACTGGACAATCTCGGTAGTGAGGGCGCCTACGGCACGGTTGCCGTGCGTCACGATCCAGAGCTGGACGTCGCGCCGCTCGCATAGCTCGCGGATGTCGACGTGGGTGAGTTCGCCGCTGGTATGGTCGAGGGCGCGCTTGACGAAGGGCTCGGCGTAGTGCCACATCGGCCCAACGAGGTGCGAGGGAATGCCGCGCATCAGGAACGTCGCGTCGTTCATAGTTCGGAGTCCGCGCGCCATTCTGCTCCGTCCTCGGAGACAGGTCCGGTATTGGACGCGATGACTCGCATGTCGAACTTGCCTGTCGTGGAATTGATGGCCTCGACTTGGAAGACGTTGTTTTCGACGCCGGGGATGATCGTCATGGTGGGTGCGGCGCGCTTTTGGACGCTGAACTGGATGGAGACACGGTCGTCTTGGAAGGCGGCGTTGCTGTAGTAGAAGCGCGTGACGTTGTCGGCCTCGTAGTAACGTTTGACGATGTCGTACTCCATGAGGAGTGGCGTGGGTTCAAGCGGCGTGGCGGCGATGCCTTCTTCAAGCTGGACGCCCGCGAGGCGGAAGGTGTTGCCCGCTACGTCCATGAAGTCGACTTGGGACGAGGTACAGACGGCGTTCGTTGCGGTCCATTCGTTGGGGTTCGACTGGTGCGAGGAGCCCCCCATCAGCGTCCATGAAACGATGAGGCCGGTGCCGCCGCCGTAGTTCCACGTATAGGGGTCGGTTGGCGCTGCTGCGAAAGGAATGGTGAAGCGGGTCCACGTGTTGGCGGCAGAGAGCGTGTAGTTGGCGACGTAGCTGGCGCTGCCGTTGTCGTTTTGCACGGCCACGCAGTAGATGCCGGTCCTGTTGGTGTGTGCCCAGAACGACAGGCAGAGCGGCTTGTGGGCTACGCGGCGCCAGATGATGCCCTCGATGCGCTGCTGGATAACGGCGTAGTCATTCGCTGCGACGACGGTATCCGTGTTTTGGACTTCGACGTGCATCGAGTTCGTCATGAAGACGCCTGCTTGCGCCAGCGTTGGAACGGCGCCCGCGCTGCTGCTACGGGAGTCGCGGCTTACCAAGACGGTGCCGTCCGAGTTCATGTTCATGAAGAAGCGGTCGGCCGTGTACGTAATGCCGTTGCCGATGCCGTTGAAGGAACCGCCGCGCTGCCACACGTCGAACTGGCCGTTGATGATGATGTTGCGGCGGCCCATGACGCTGTCCGGCACCGAGTTGACGGCGGGCGAGAGGACGCCGAGCGCCACACTGGAGAGCTGGCCGGTGATGGCGCCGGAGTCGAGGCGGACGTCGACGTGCGTGCCGCTGACGCCGTAGATGGTGCCGTAGAGCGTGGTGGCGTCGAAGAGTTTGATGCGGCGGCCGACAACGAAGTCGACGGTGTTGGCGGTGCCCAGCGAGAATGCGGTCGAGCTGAGGTAGCTTGGAGAGCTGCCAATGTCGATCCAATCGGGCGTGGCGATCATGGTGCGGATCGACGCCATCATCTCGCGTGCGCAATCGTTGACGGTCGAGGGTGCTTGCCCTTCGGGCCAGCCGTCAGGCGGCGTGGCGTTGTTGTTGCCTGCGGTCGTGGACCACGATCCAACCTTGCTCATGATGATTCTCCTGTTAGCTTACGCGGACCTTGAGGGCGGAGCCGGTGCGGTAGACGTCGCCGATAGCGAGGCCGCCCGTGGCAGCGGCAGCGTCGTCCGCGAATTCGTAGACGGTACCGATGTGGAGGACGCCGGTCATGGCGACGCCGCCACTGATCGAGAGGCCGTTCTTGCCGGTGATGCCGTTAGTGACGAGTAGCGTGCCGCCCATTGACGTGTTGCCCGCCACTGCGTGATCCGTGTTGACGACCAACGTGCCGCCGATTGACACGTTGCCGCTGATGATGGCGCCGCCGCTCACCGAGAGCCCGCTGTGGGTGGTGAGGCCGCCTGCGACGACGCAGTTGGCGCTGACGGACAGGTTCGTGCCGATGAGGACGTTGCCGCTGAATACTGCACCGCCGCTGATTGAGAGGCCGTTGCGCCCGCTGATGCCGCCCATGATGACGGCATCGGCACTCACCGTCAGGTTGGTGCCAACGAGGACGTTGCCCGTGACGACGGCGCCGCCACTGATCGAGAGGCCCGCCAGCGAGTTGAGACCGCCCGGCACAAACAGGTCGCCGATGTTCGTGAAGTAGGCAACGGCGGCACCGTCCGTGCCAACCTTGAAAGTGATGGTCTTGCCGTGCAGGTTGACGTCGGCGTACTGGCTGGTGTCGCGGTTGTAGGCGACGACGAAGCCCGCGGACAGGGCAGGGGAGTAACTCATCTCCAAGCCGACTCCGGCCAACGGGGCACGGTTGCCGGTGCTGCGATACGTCCCGCTGAACTCGTTGCCCTGCACGTTGAACAGAACCGTGTTGGTCAGAGCCTCGTAGAGGGTCGTGCTGAAGTGGTTGTTGGAGTCGACGACGTTGATGGCGTTGCAGGTCGAGCTGCGGTTGAGGATGATGCCTTGGCGGCCAGCGTTGGCTTGGTTGAAGGACTCCAAGCGCATGTTGGAGATGTTGATGGTGGCCGGTACGTCGAAGTTCATGGCGGGGCCGGTGCAGCCGGTGATGTCGACGTTATTCAGTTCGAGGTGCAGCTTCGCGGCCTGCCCGTTGACGGAGATAGCGTAGATGCCGGTGCTGGGGATGGCCGCACCCGCACTCGTGCTGTAGCAGTACGTGTAGAAGTTGGAGAAGCTGGCGTGGCAGTTGTCGATGATGAGCAGGCCGAATACGCAGTCGTCGCAGCCGACGTTCGTGAATTGCGCGCGCTGGCAGTACCCGGTTGGGTTGATGTCCGCCTCGTTGCTGTTGAAGAGATGGATACCGGAGCGCATGTGGAAGAAGAAGAGGTTGCTGAGCTGCGGGTTGTCCACACGGCCCAGCACGATGCCGTCCCCCTGCGCGATCTGCGTAGCCATGACGGCGCTGGCATCGCTGTAGAACGGCCAAAAGTGAACGTTCTCCGCGCGCCACACGTCATAGTTGCCGCTGTTGTAGATACCGTAGAGGGAAGGCTGTCCATATAGGCCGTTGATCCAGCCACGCGATACGCCATGGAATCGCACGCCCTTCGTGGGGTTGCGCATCATGACGTTCTCGATGTAGAGGCCGTCGCCGCCTTCTTGGATGAAGGGTGCGCGGTACGCCTTGATGCACCACGGCGCGGATTGCGCGGCCCAGTTGGTGCCGGGCAGCGGCTGCCTGCTTTCGATTTCGAGGTTCCGAATCTGGCAGGAGTGGTGGCTGACGCGGAAGCAGGCGCTGGCGCTGGACTCCGTGAAGACGGGGAAGAGGACGGTGCCGAAAGCGGGGCTGTCCGCCCAGTTGCGCGTCGTCGAGGTGCCAACGTCGCGTAGGCCCTTCCAGCCGTCGCCCACGATGCTGACGGTGCCGCCGACCGACAGCATGTTGGTGGTGGTGTACCAGCCAGCCTTGATGTAGAGGGTGCGGGCAGACTGGCTGATGCAGGCGTTGATGCCAGCTTGGAGGGCGGCGTAGTCGTCCGTGCCGCAAGTAACGATGGCGGGTTCGGCGGTGAGGCTGCGCGCCGAGTTTGTGGTGAGGCGTACGGACGTGGCCGAGTTCACGGACAGGACGAAGCTGGTGAAGGCGCCGGCGGAATCATTCCACTGGATAGTGAGGGCTTTGCCGACGTCGTCCGCCGTGAAGCTGGCGCTGGGGGCTGTTAGTTGGTCGCTGCCTTGGTTAATGCCCACGGTCGTGGACATGCGGCGCGTGTCGCCCTTGGCGCCGAAGTCCGTGGCCACAAGGAACGGCTCGGTGCCGCCTCCGAGCGTGGCGAGCGCCGCCGACAGGGAGTCCTGCGTGACGAATGTATTCGCGCCGGTGCTACTCGTGACGAGCGGCGAGACCCGCATCATCCACTCCGTGATGGCCCTACGGTGAACGCGCTCGTTGTCGATGAACGGCGGGCAGGGTATGGAACCGGCGCTGATTGCCATTAACGGACTCCTTCGACGGTGCCGGTCACGTCGACGCCGATGAGGTGGACGAAGTTGGTGCCAGCGTCCGTTGTGAGGCGGATGCGGAAGTAGCGCGCGTTGTCCCGGCAGGGGATGAAGCCGGTGTCGTTGGGGTAGGTGTCGGCGGTGCCTACGCTTGCGGACTCGGTGAGGTTGTTGCGGTTGATGACGGCGATGGCTGCCTGTGCGCTCAAGCCCTCGACGTACGGCCGCACTTCGGTGAGCATGGCGCGCTTGTCCTTGAAGAGTTGGAACTCGCCGGTCGTGACGGTCGCCGCCATCGCGCTGCCGTTGAAGCGCTGGAGATGGTGGGTGGCGTCGAACGCAGCAAGGATGATCTGGCCGCCCGTCCACTGTTCGTTGTCCAGCGATACGGTGAGGGCGTCGAGGCTGGGGCTGATGGCGTCGAGCGATTCGAGCGTGTAGCCGCTGCTGATCGATTCGAGCAGCAACTCGATGTTGATGCCGGTGACGAGGGTCCAGCGGTCGAAGGCCCACGAGTAAGCGAGGAGTTTGTCCGGGTTGCCGCCGATGCTGCTGTTGCTGGGGTAGGCCCACAGGACGAGCTTGTGCGTCGTGTCGAGGGCGCAGTGGACGCGGTGGGCGTTGGCGATCTGGAAGTCGGACAGGAAGAAGCGGTCAACCTTGCCGCGCCCGATGGGCTTGAGTTCGATGCCGTCGAACATGTAGAAGCCTTCGGCGGAGAGGAAGAAGTCGAAGCGCTGGTAGCGCACGCTGGCGCGTGGGTGCAGGAGGCCGATGGCGTTGTGAATGCGGTCGAACTGGAAGACGAGGGGGGCGCCGACGAACAGCATGCGCCAGATGGAGCGCTGCTGGAAGACGGTTGCGACGTCGCCGCCGTGGATGCGCTGGATCACGCCCCCTTCGGGAGGCAGGTCTTGGTAGTCGGAGAGCGTGGCCGGGTCGGGCGTAAAGTCGAGCGGGTTGTTGATGGCGGACCAGCGCACACGGTAGGCGTTGGCCGCGCTGTCGCTGATGTTGCCCATGACGACGAAGTCGCGCAACACGGTGATGTGCTTGGACTTCAGGGGGAGGGACATGTCGGCGAAGTTGGCGGCACCGCTTGTGATGATCTGCGTGGCGTTGTTGTAGCCGGAGACGGCCATGACCGTGTTGCCCCACTGGGCGAATTCCCAGTATTCGTCGAGGCCGAGGGCATAGGCGCCGCCGACGAGGCGCGTCGCCGCCGTGAAGCTGGTGACGACGAGGCGGTAGAGCGCGGACGCGTCGCCCGCATAGTTATAGGTGTTGCTTGCCGTGTCGATGGCGTAGATGCCGCCCTTGCAGAGACTGCCCAGCGGCGACGAGTACGGTACGAGCGAGGGAAATGGCAGGTACGAGTTGGCGTCGGCGATGACGTTGGTGGCGACGGTAGCTCCCTTGTTGCCGAGTGGCGGCATGTCGGGCAGCCACTCGCCGAAGGGGATCATCTTGCTCATGGCGTTTATCCATTGGAGGAGAGGCGCCCGCTGGCGCGCTGGGCGCGGTACTCTTCGAGCTGGCTGTAGGCGAGCTTTTCGAGCGCGGCGCACTTGACGGACTCCTCGGTGTTCCGGAGCGTCTGCGACCATACAAGCTTGGCGGCGTGCCACACGATCAGGTCGGAGCAGGCGGACAGCCACTTGTTGGAGGCGGTCATTGCGTTGGACGACAGTTCGGGGAGCTGGCGGCGGTAGTGGCAAACGACGGGGTAGGCGCTGTCGGGCAGGGGTGCGACGTGGACGTCGTAGCCACGGATGGCGAACCATGTGGGCATGCCGCCGCTGCTGATGGCGTTGAGACGGCGGACGTCGGCGAACGTCGCGGTCGTCATCTCGTACGGGATGCCGTTCGATACGACTTCGAGGAGGTCGAGTTCGAGGAAGTCGGTGGGCAGCGTCAGGGTGGAAGTGGCAACGGCCGCCGTGAGCGTGACCGTCGTTTCGTTCCATGGCCAGCGCTCGCGCTCGTAGTAGCGGATTGCTGCTTGGATGCCCCGGATGGCCTCGGCCTGCAAGTTCGGACGGTTCAGGCAGTCGCGGGTAATGCGGTCGCTGACGTCCTGCAAGGTGATGGTCATCAGCAGCCCCGCTTGCCTTTCGTGCCGCCCTTCGTGCTGCTCATGCCGTTGCTGCCGCGCGGCGATACGCCGTAGCGGCCCGTCGCATTCGGTTTCGGCGCGACGGGGACTTGCTTGGAGGGTGCGCGGCCGGTGCTGCTGCCGGTGCCGGGAATTGATTTCTTGGCCATGATGGAACTCCTTGATGGGGTGGGTGAAGTTTATCCTGCGGATGTCGCGTGGGCAAGTTCTTCCCGCCAATGATCGGCATATTCGCAGTCTGCGTACTCGGGAAACCATGGGCCGCCCAGCGTGAAGTGGACGAGCTTGGCTTCGGGGTTGGGCAGGTATTCGCCGACGAGGTGGTTCCATTCGATGGGGAGGCCGCCGATGCCGCCGTCCGCGCACCACTTGAACTGGTGCAGGTCCATCGCGGAGGCGTTGTTGACGTAGCGAGGCGTGAGGTTGCGCACGGGCTGGCGGTGGCCGTTGAAGACCATGAGCGAGGACCAGTTCTTGCATGGGTACGAGGACTGGGGCTGGTTGAGGAACTTGGCCGTAGAAGTTGGCGTGTAGTCGTGCTTGACGACGGCCACGTCGCAGGTCATGTCGCGGGCCATCCGGTCGAGTTCGTAGATGTCGCCGAGGCAGAGCATGTCGCAGTCCATGAAGATGGAGCGCTGGCCGGGCGACAGCCACGGTGTCAGGAAGCGAGAAAACGTGAAGTCGGTCGACTGGTTGGGATCGCGTTCGCGCTTGTACACGCCGGACGCTTCGAGCCACGGCAGGTAGAGCGGCGTGATGGTGACGGGGCCGGAAGCGCGGCGCATGATCGAGTGGGAGAGGACGTGGAAGGCGACGGCTTCGTGCTGGTCGTAGCCGATACAGATGTTGAGGGCGGTCATCGTTCGGACTCCCGCACGCGTGTGGCGTGGTTCTCCTTGCGCCAGCGTTCGTCGCGGATGTCGACCGGCTCGTACTCGATGGTGACGACGGCGGCGCCCCTCCCAGCGCCAAGGACGAAGTGCTCGCGTTCGCCGTTGCGGTGCGCGCCCTGCACGAACGTTGGGTCTTGCTGGAGGCCCGCAAGCACGCGATTGAGGTCGTGGCAGTAGTCGCTGTCGTCGCGATCGGGCAGTTCGATGTGCAGGTTAATCCACATGGCCGCCCTCCGACTCTGCTGTGGCTTCGGCGCTTGCGGCCTTCGCCATGAAGAGGGCAACGAAGGCGCCGCCCGTGGACTGGAACTGGTAGATGTCGAAGAGAGGAAGGAGACGTTCCATCCACCAGTTCGGAGTTTCTTGGATGAGGTGGGCGTTGCGGCCGTCCGCGAGGAACTTCTTGGCGGGGCGGCACGCTACTTCCACGAGTAGCAGTTTGCGGGTCAGGGACTGGAGGTGCGCGAGAACGTCGTCGAGGCAATCGGGTTCGATGTGTTCGAGGACGTCGGTGCAGACGACGAATTCGGCGGGGTCGGGCAGGCGTGCGTATTCATCGATGGCCGGGTCGTAGTTCTGGATAGGGAATGGCAGGCCGCGAGCGAGGCGGCACTTGCCGCAACCGTAGTCAAGGATGTCGTGGGTCTTCAGTTGTTCGGCGATGGCGCGGATTTGCTCTACGTGCTTCTGCGAAGAGATGCCGTAGTCCGCGCGTTCCTCGTGCAGGCGCGCTTGCAGGATGCGGTACTGGTCGGAGATCAGCGTCATATCATTTTCCCTTCTTGTTGAGGATACGGTTGGCCTTGGCGTCAATTCGGCCTTCGGCCGACTTGGATAGATTGCCCTTTGCTACCTGTTGCGCAGCGCGGGCCTTGGCGTTGGCGGCGTGAGCACGGTCGTTAACAGGGTAGGAGCGCCCCGGCCCTGCAAAGTCGGATGCGGGAAGCGCGTTACGCTGCTTGGTGGTGAGCTTAGCCATTGGTGGTCTCCTTGGCGGGCTGGGTTGCCCCCATCAACTCGCGTAGCGAGCTTGCGACTTCGTCGATGACGGGCTGCCATTCGATGCTGCCCTCGGCCTGCCGGAACAGCGTGGTATGGCCGTACCACGGCAGGTAGTCGAGGTCGAGGCGGTAGCGCCATGCAGGGCGGGACGGCGTCATTACCCAAGTAGGTACGCCCATTGCGCCCGCGAGGTGGACGACGCTCGTGCAGACAGTGATGACGAGGTCGAGGTTGGCCACGAGCCCGGCGCAGTCGTCATAGACCGACGACTTGGCGGCGTCGGGGAACTGGTGGATTTTGATGCCGTGCTTGGCCTCGAATTCGGCGATTTCATCTTCGTTGTCGGTGTACTGGAGGGAGATGAAGTGAGCGCCTTTGTCGGCGCCTTCCTTGATGATGGGGAGGAGCCGCTCAAGTTCGATGGAGCGCACTTCTACGCGCGTCTTCTTGTGGCCTCCCATCCACGACAGGCCGATCTTGGGGCCGTCGCCCAGCGCCGCAAGCTTCTCGCGGTACTTGGTCTCGGATTGCGGAGTTGGATTGAGGTATGGCGTGGCGGGGAAGTCGGCGAGCGAGTTTCGATAGAGGCGGCCGAGCGAGCCAAGCGCGAGCTTGTGCGTGAAGTCGTAGCGCGGCGTGCCGTCAGGCTTGACGGGCCACGTGACGATGTTGTCTTCGCGCGTCGGGTAGATGTCGATGCCGGGGAAGCTGTTGGCGAAGAGTTTGTGCAGCTTGCGATGGCACTCGAAGACGACGGAGTCGGCGTCGCGCAGCAAGTCGGGCAGCATCGAGGCGAAGAGGATTTCGTCGCCGATGCCTTGCTCGCCGTAGACGACGATGCGGGCGCCTTTTTCGCCCTTCCAGAATGGGAGAGGCGGTTCGTTGGGGGGCGTGTAGTTGCGGGTCTGCCGCACGCTCGCCGTGAGGCCGTAGTCGTACTCCGGCCAGCCGTTCACGTAGTCGCCCAGTTCGAGGTGGGCGAGCGAGAGGTTCCAGTGCGCTTGCGGGTGGTCCGGCATGACCTTGAGGGCGTCCATGAGATGGACCTTGGCGTCGGCGGGCCTGCCCTCGTTGATGTAGAGGGTGGCGAGGTTGTTCTGGATGTCGGCGTTCAGCGGGATCAGCGCCTGGGCGCGCTCGAAGTAATCGCGGGCGATGGCAATGCGGTTCTCGTGCTTGTGGCAGGTGCCCATCGCGTTCAGGAGTTCGCTGCGCTTCGTTTGCATGAACTGCGCGGGGTCGAAGCCCAGTTCGCGCTTGGGAGTGATGCCGAGTTTGCTAAGGTCGCCGAGGAGGCGGTCAAGTCCGTCGTAGGCACGCTGTAGTAGGGCGTAGGCGAGGCCATTCTTCTCGGCGACGGCGTAGTTCATGCCGAGCGACGCGAGGAGCGCGGTGTTATCGAAGTCGCCGTTCAGCAGTTCAAGGTAAATGCGTTCGGCTTCCGAGAGGCGGCCAGTGCGCTCGCACTCGATGGCTTCGTAGTACGGGTTGTAGGGTTTGCGGGGAGCGGCGGTCGTTGGAGGGATGCCGAGAAGCGCAGACTTCTGCGGGTCGTTCAGTGTCATGCTAACGTTGGGGTTGGCGGCCATTCTTGATCCCTAAAGGAAGGTTATTGCGGGCGTCACGCGCGCAAAAAAAATGGCCGGAACTCTCGCCCCGGCCGGTGTGTAACTGCTCAGGGAACTAAGCAGTTACGGATTCTACAGCACAATTGAGCGCTAGTAAAATCATGTTGCCACGCGTTAACTCCTTCACTGGGATTGGTTCTCGTTCGTGTAGGTCACGAAGAGGCGCAGGACGCCAGCGGCGGTTGCCGTCGTCGCGGTGCCAACGAC